GCGGCGGCGGCGGCGGCGGGTCTACTTGGCAATCTGGAGCTGGAGGCGGGGGATCTGGACGAGTTACAATAAACACTGGTGGTGCTTCATATTCAAATACAGGATCTCCACAAACTAGTGGCAATCTTGTTAGATTTGATGGTACGGCATCATTTACATTTAACTGATAATAGTTTAAAATCATTTAATATATACTAATAATTTAATGCGTTAAAATATGGCCCATTTTGCTAAGTTAGATTCTGATAATTATGTTATTGATTTGGTTTTCGTCAAAGATGAAGACTTTAAAATAGATATTGAGGATGAAGAAACTGAGGGAATACGGTATCTTAAAGGTTTGTTTGGGCAAGACACACGTTGGGCACAGACAAGTTATAATACTACGATGGGAACTCATAGACTTGGAGGAACACCTTTTCGGGGAAAATATGCAGAAGTTGGTGACGTATATAATGAATCTAAACAGTTATTCATACCACCTAAACCATATCCTTCTTGGATATTTGATGAAAATGCATGTTGTTGGTTTGCACCAGTACCAAAACCAGATAATGGGAGATGGTATTTATGGGAAGAAGAAAATCTAAGATGGGTGTTTGATTGAGTCTTATGGAAATTGTAAAAGAAAAATTTATTGAAATAGTTACAGCATCAGATTACGGAACACAAAAATATATTAACCATTGTTTTGGTGTATATGATATTTTAAAAGATAAAAAGTGCTCCGAAGATGTATGTCTTGCTGGATTATATCATTCAATTTATGGAACTTGTTATTTTAATATAAATGCAATTTCCGAATCGACTGATAGAGATCTTATTAAAAATCTTATAGGGGAATATGCAGAAAATCTAGTCTATGAAATGTGTACTCTCCCCGATAGGGATAATGATATTTTAAATAATACTAGAAGTTATGATCATCATGTGTACAAAGATATTGTTGAAATTTGTTTGGCAAATCTTTTAGAAATAAAAAATAGTGAAAATCCACCAGACATTAAAAAATATATTTCTCAGTTTCAGTTATTGCACTCGAAGTTGTCTAATGATCAGATCGTAGAGCAAAGTAATATTTTTAGTGATAATGTTTTTATCTTTGATGATTACATTGATACTGCCTCGTTACATCATCTTTGGAAATATGTAACACTTAGTAATTATGTGCATGGTTTTTCCAGTGGATTGCATTATCGGGAAAATGATCAAAGATTGGTCTGTAAACTGAGTAGGAAAGAAATGTGTGATCTTCCTATTATGAACGCTTTGAAAAGAATCGTTGATGAGACTAAAATAGATTTATTTTTGGGAGATTATTATTTTAGTGTTTATAATAAAGGAACAACAGCATATCCACATACTGATAGTTCAACAGAAAATACAATGACCATTTTGGTCTTTTGTAATGCTCATTGGGATGAAATGTGGGGTGGTGATTTAAAAATATATCAAAAACAAGAAAGTGGTGAATATCTAAATCGAGTTATTGATTTTGTTCCAGGAAGAATTGTTATTTTTGATTCTAGAATAGAACATAAAGTTTTATCTTTATCATCCATAGCAAAAATGGATAGATTTTCTTTGGCGATTAAATGCTCTACTGATAAAGGATTAAATAGATTTATCAATGAAAAAAATATAAATCCTGATAATATAATCAGAATTACCAATCAGTCTTAAAGACATAAATATCTAATATAAGTGCTGTAGAAATGGCGAGAAATAGAGAGTTATCCCAATTTGCATCGATTATATTGGTTGATGACTCAACTAGTAATATTGCCATATCCACCAACTTTAGTTATGTTGGAGTTGGTAGCATAACTCCACAAACAAATTTGGATGTTGTTGGCAATGCTAAATTTACTGGTATTGTTACGGCACAATCTTTTCTTGGCGATGGATCCCAGCTAACTGGAATTAGTGCTTCAGGTGGGGTCTATATTCAAGATGAAGGTACATTAGTCGGTACAGCAATTACTACCCTAAATATTGTAGGGGCTAGAATATCTGCATCAGCTTCTATAGGTATTGCAACAATAACTGTAGATATTGATAACTTTCCTTATGGCGATTATGGTGATCTTTTAACTCAAACCACTGATGCATTTGGAGTTCCTTTATCACGAAGTTTTGATTGTGGAACACAACCAGCACAAAGTCTCAACACTATTGATCTGACAGTTTTAACTTAAATAAATATAGGAAAAACGTAAAATGCCAACTATAGTTCAATTTAGAAGAGGGACTCAGGCTCAAAATAATAATTTTCAGGGTGCTGCTGGAGAACTTTCTGTAAATACAACGGCAAATGCTTTAAGAATCCATGACGGTTCAACTCCTGGTGGATTTGAACTTGCTCGTGCAGATATGAGCAATGTTACAAATGGGGTTTTGCCTTCATTGAGCATAGGAACTGGTATAGGAAATACGGAAGTTATTAGTAGTTCAAGACAGTTAAAAAATATAACAACGATTGATGCAGGAACGAAAGGAGTTTTTGCATCTTCCTTATTAAATGACAGCAGTTTAAATATTGTTACTGGAAATATTAATGCTGGAATTGTAACAGCAACCACAAGACTTAATGTTGGAACGGGATTGACAGTATATCCAGCTGGAAATGCTGGTACTAACGTTAACATCACAGGAATTTTAACAGCAACTCATTATGGATCTGGAGTTAATCTCTCTGGAGTTGTTTCTTCAATTGTTGCTGGATCTGGAATTCAGATTACTTCTAATAATACTGGTATTGTTACTGTAACTGCCACTGGTGGTGGAGGCAGTGGTGGCGGATTAACCGCTATTCAACTTCAAAGTAATAGCATTGTTGTAGGATCTGCTGGAACATTTAACTTTACAAATGATTTTAATGTCCCTATTGTTGGATCTGGTGGTATTGGAACGATTTCTATTAGTAGCACTAAGGCATTAAGTTTGCTTGGAGCTATTCCAGCAACTGGGGGACAAGGATATATTGGAACAGTTGGAAGTAGTTGGGGTAATGGACATTTCTCAACTTTAATCGCAGATAATGATTTAAACATAACTAATAGAGCTTCCATTCCAAATTCAAGTCAACTTAGATTTGGAACTGCGAATAATGTTTTACTTTCCTATAATGGAGGTTCGAACAGATTTAATATAGATCTTCAAAACACTGTGGTTGACTTTGCGATTAATAATGGAAGCGGAGGCCCTACTCAGTTTATATTTACTCGTTCATCTGGTAGACTTGGTATTGGAATAACATCTCCAGCAGAATCCCTAGATGTATTGGGTAGTATTCAAGCAAGTCAAACTGTTTCCGCTACAGATTTTAATACTACTTCTGATATTAATTTAAAAAACGATATAGAAACTATAACTAATGCCTTAGATCTTATTTCTTCTATTCGTGGAGTTAGATTCTCTTGGAAAGAAAATGCAAAACCATCATTGGGTGTTATTGCTCAAGAAGTTGAACAAGTATTTCCAGAACTTGTAACTGTTGGTGAAAAGCATAAAAAAGTTAACTATAATGGTTTGATTGGTGTTTTGGTTGAATCTGTAAAAGATTTAAGAGATGAAATTGGAGAACTTAGAAAACAAAATGAAAATCTTCAATACCAGATTAATCTTACTTCAAATGTAATTACTGAAATTATAAACAAACTTTCATAAATCAATAAATAATAATGGGTATGCCTAGTACTTTGGAGGTACGAAGATGGCTTTAAAAGTCAATAATACGACTGTTGTTGATAACAGCAGAAATATTATAAGCGTCAATAACTTCAATAGTTCTGGCATCTCTACATTAGGCCAAGTAGCTATTGTACAGAATTCTAGTGGTATTTCCACTATCACTCTTGATGGTAATAGTGGAATAGGAACATTCCAAGGTATAAGAGTTGGAACGGCAGTTACAGTAGATTCGCGTGGATCTACTGGTGGTATTACTGTTTCTGGTATTATTACTGCAACTACATATATTGGATCTGGTTCATCACTAACTGGTTTAACTGGAGCATCTGCTGCCACATATGGTAGTTCAACGCAATCACCACAGATTGTGGTGGATTCGACTGGAAGAATTACCTCTATTAGTAATGTTGCTATTTCTGGCGACGGTGGTGGTGGAAGTAGTACCGAAGGAATCGGAACAGCATTTTCTACGGATTCTACGTCTATCTTAAGTATTATATACAGAACTCCAAGATCATTTACAATTGATGACAATACAACAGTAACTGTTCAATCTGATGCTGGATCTAATAACTTTGCATATACTAAACTTGATCAGATTATTGTTGGTAGTGGAGCAGTGCTTGACATTTTTACTGGCACCACATTCCAGACAAATATTCTCAATATTTTCCCCTAATTAACTTTTATTATCTATAAATAACAAAAAAGGAAGCAGTAAAAAATGTCTACACTTAAGGTTGATTCTATTACTAGTAGAGGCAACTCTGCACCATCGTTTCCCAATGGCGTTCAGGTAACTGGTGTTGTTACCGCAACAAAGTTTGTTGGAGACGCTTCTGGACTGACTAATATTCCTGCTGCAGGTAATGCCGCTGCATATGCAGATGTTGCTGGTGTTTCAACCATCACTCGTGGATTGCAGTGGAATATGTATGGAGCAACGGTTGGCATCATAACCGCTGCTGGTTTTGTTGCAACAGGAGCAACTGGTGTACAAGGTATTTGGGGTGGAGATCCAATCGGCACCACTCGTGGGGGAACTGGACAAAGTACATATACAACTGGTGACCTTCTTTATGCCTCTGGAACTAATACATTAACTAAGTTAAGTGTTGGTAGTAATGGTCAAGTTTTAACTGTTAGTTCTGGTGTTCCTTCCTGGGCTGCGGCATCTGGTGGTGGTTCTGGTGCTGGACTCGGATTATTCAATACTGGTATTACTACAAGTCTTGGATATACTATCACCACATCTTTGACGGCAGGTTTAACTCTGCCATCAACTGCGGGTCTTCGATATATAATTCATTCTATTCATATTTCAAATATTGACCCAAATGCTACTACAGTTAATCTTACTTGCGATTTAACTGGAACAAACTATAGCAATCAAAACATTGCCTATCTTATACCCGTTCCTGGTCAATCTTCTGTAGAACTTCTTACACAACCTAAAATCATGTATCCTAGCGGAACAATCAGATTCCAGGGTACTAGTAGTTCAACATTAGCTGCACAGATAACTTATGAGACAAGTTCTGATGCTAATTATTTTGGGCAAGGTACTGATTTAAGCACTACTAGTGCTACAGATTGCTTTACTGCAACTGGTGGAGCTGGACAAAATGATGCAGTAATACAGAGTATTTTTGTATCAAACATTCATGGTGTTTCTGATGGAAAAATAATACTGGAATGGACAGATGCTGCTAACACTAGACAAGCTTATTATTCATATAATCTTGTGATACCTGCTGGTGGTTCTGTTGAAGTTCTAGAAACTCAAAAACTACTGCCAAGATTCCATAAAATAAGAGCCACGGCAAACGTTGCAAATAGAATGGAAGTAATAGTTGCTGGAAAATATAAAACTTCATAATCTTTTATTTTTTTATGTTTCTAACAAATTATAACTAGGGGTTAATACTATGCCATACAGATCTGGAATATGGAGTCTAAATGTAGTAAAAGATAGAACTTTAGATGGTAACTGGAAAGCAGATTCTATTGCTGGTGAACCTGGATGTTTGTTAGTTTGGGGATCAAATGACTGTGGACAACTTGGTGATGGTACTATACTTCCAAGATCTTCACCGACTCAAGTTCCAGGAACTAACTGGATTTATATTTCTTCTGGTGATAAACACGCTGCTGGTATTAAAGCGGATGGTAGTTTATGGACATGGGGAGATAATAGTGTTGGACAACTGGGAGATTGTACGGCTTTTCCAAGAAGTTCACCCATTCAAGTTCCAGGATCTTGGTCTTCTGTGGGTACTGGTGGACAGCATACTATTGCGGTTAAATCGGACCAAACTTTGTGGTCTTGGGGATCTAATCTTTATGGACAACTGGGAGATAACTGCGCCGCTGGAAATCTTCCAAGATCCTCACCAGTTCAAATACCAGGAACTGGATGGAAAAATATTGTAGGCGGATACTATAACACATATGCAACAACAGTTACAGGACAGTTGTATGGTTGGGGATATAACTGTTATGGACAAGTTGGTGATATTAGTGTATCTCCAAGATCTTCACCAGTTCAAATTCCAGGTAATAACTGGTGCGAAATAGAAGCTGGATTTTACCATGCACTTTCTATTAAGTCTGATGGTACTATGTGGTCTTGGGGCAATAACTATTATGGGCAACTAGGTATTGGAACTGCTTGTTTTAGTTTTGGTGGTGGATGCCAGGGAAATGCTCCAGACAGATCATCTCCAGTTCAAGTTCTTGGAGCCTGGTATAAACCTTCTGCCTCACAAAATAATAGTTATGGGACTGATCTTAATGGAAACTTTTTTGCGTGGGGTCTTAACAGTGTTGGGCAAATGGCTGGCGCCGTAGGATCTGGCGCAAACTGTGGGTGTTTTTGTATTGTTAATGCCAGTTCATCATGTTGGAAAAACCTTGTTGCTGCTGGTGCAAATCACGTTACGATTCTCTCTTGCTGCAACTTGCTATATAGTAGTGGAAATAACTCTTGCGGGCAACTGGGTAGCAATAGTTTGGGATGTGCAAACGGTCTTGGACAAAGAACTTCATTCTCAACTTGGACTACCATTTCTTCATTTGGTGATAGTACTTATGGCATTAAGTGTTAGTATCAACTAAATACTTATTAAGTAGAACAATCTTCAGGGTAAACAAAGATGAAATATGTAAAGTTTAAAATGGTTGATTCTATAACTGGAATTTCCATTGATAAACAAGATTCGGAAAACGGACATTCTTTACCTAATCTTGGCACTATTTACGATTTGTGTCAAAGTTTTGATATGCAATGGTATTATGCTAGAGTAGATGATGATGCTCCATTTGATCCAGAAAATCGTATCTATGAAATAACTTTTGAAGAGTATTCCTATGAAATTGGACGTATAATCTCCGATCTTCAGGGTAAAGCAATCGAGGATGCATATGAGCAAGAGAAAGAGATAAGAAAAGAAATTTTCAGCAGATATCATGAATCTGCTACTACGGCAGGTATTCAGAAGTACCAAGAAGCTCTTGATTGCCTAGCAGGTGGTGAGGCATCAAAAACAATTCAAATAGAAGCAACTGCTAGAGAAGTTTCTACTTCGGTGCTATCTCAGAAAATCGTTAATAATCATAATAAGTTTAGAGAAACCGATGCCAAACTATCGGGATTAAGGGGAAAAATTGTAGACAGAATAAAATCATTTGTTTATGACTCGGAGAATCCATATCAGTCATTTTTAAGTTATACTCAAACGGAATTTGTTCTTAATGTGAGGATTCCATCTTCGCCCACTGGAATCGATATACCGACACCTCCAGATGGTTCGACACCAGATCCAGAACCTCCCGTTGAAGAACGTCCAGCAAATAGATTAGGGCTTCATGTTCCAGATCTTGTCCGTAGATGGGAGTATTTACTTTATACCGAAGAGAAAAATAATACCAAGGAGTAATATCAATGAGTGTAAGAACGAATATTCTGACAAGGCATAAAAAAGGTCCGTGGACAATCAATGATGTATATGGTAGATTAAATTTTAAATGCTGGGGATATGAAGCGACCTCTTCTGGATTATATGGATTATATGTATGGGGCCATAACCCACATGGTGAATTCGGATATGGGAGGGCAGGTAGTCCAGGATCTAGTCACGTACCAGTTTTAGTTGGTTCGGTTGATTGTTGGTCTGGAACTCATGCCATCGATGACATGGTAGGATGTTATTGGTTGATGTCACTTAAAACCGATGGAACAGCATGGGCTTGGGGTTACAATAATCATGGTATGCTTGGAAATGGATCATATACACCATCATCTTCACCATCTCAAATTGCAGGATGTTGGAGATATGTTTCTGCTGGATTTTATAGTGGAACTGGTGTTAAATGTGATGGAACTCTTTGGACATGGGGAGCTAATCCTCATGGACAACTTGGTTTAAACATTGATGGAAGTAGTTATCCGACTCCTCAGCAAGTTGGATCTGGTACTGATTGGTGTCAATCTCATGCTGGACAACACCAAGGATATGCCGTCAAATGTAATGGTAACTTGTATTCTTGGGGTTATAATGCCCATGGTGAACTGGGAGATGGGACAACAACACTTAGAAGCTCACCTGTTCAAATATCAGGAACTTGGTGTTGTGCCAGAGGTGGAAGTAGAGGAACTTTTGGAAAAAAATCAGATGGATCTCATTATAGTTGGGGATCTAATCCACATGGAAATTTAGGTACTAGTAATACCTCTAACTATTGTTCTCCAGTATTGTTGCCAGGTTCTTGGACTTATATCTCAAAATCATCGACTGGACATTGGCAAACGGCTGGAGTTAAAAATGATAATACTCTTTGGGTTTGGGGGCATTTACCTGCAGGAGAACCTGGCAACTGCACTACTTGTGGTACAATGTCTTCTCCACTTCAAGTTGCTGGGACAACATGGTGCTGTGTGGGCGCTGGTTATAATGAAATCTTTGGTGTTAAATGTGATGGAACTCTTTGGGGATGGGGGCAAAATCCACACAGCGAAATTGATATTACAGCAACACCAAGATCTAGTCCACAACAAATTATAGGAACCACATGGAGAGATGTTGCTGCAGGACACTGGTTCGTTGTGGCAAGAACTGATGGTGTTTCACAGAAACAAGAAGGAATATGTTTTGAAACGTATCCTTCGGTTTTTTATACGCCTTATGGTGTTTGCTGTTATAACTGATACTCTTTTTATTTTTAAAACTAGATAATATAAAATTTTTTGAATGAATAAAATAAACAGTCCATATGATTACATTAAAATC